TGGTTAATCTAACTTTATATCTAATACTTTCTCTAAATTTAAAAAACATTTTTTCAGCAATAACTGCCTTTAAATCTACTTGACGTAATGTAACCGTAAAGGATTTAAATACATTAATAATCTGAGTCAATACTTCAATATAAGTTATTAAAATATTACCATTCAATACTAAATTAAAACGTATATCGGAAATAAATTCTAATAAAATTTCTAAAAGAATATCTAATGCCGCTTTTTTAGCTTCATTGGTAGAAAGATTTTTATAAACAAATGCATGTAAATCAGGAGATTTAACTAGTAAATAATCTGAATAGGTTAAATATGGTGAAAAATTACTAACGTTATATTTACCTAGCATTTTTTCGTCATAATCTTTCTTCAATATACGATATACATCGAATGAAGAAGTATTATTTATCTTTTCTTCCAAAGCAAATTTACTTATAAAATCTTTAGATAAAGATTCATTGGCTATAGTTTGAGTAATAGATGGTATCGTATTAAAATTTACCATTGGATATGTAGTATAGCTTTTATTTAGTTTAAAGCTGTAAGTATTTTTATTCTGATTAGCATAGTCGATAGTATCTGGTATATTAAATATCTTAGCACTTAGAATATTTAATGCCATGATTAAATCATTTATTTCATACTGACTACTACCAATCTCTAATGAAGTGAATAGCATAGCATTTTTATTACTAAAAGTACTTTCAATATCTTTAAGAAAATTCATACAGTAAACCATATTAATTACTTCTTCAAGTAAATTATAGCTTGCTGAAAAACTCATATATTTACTATTTACAAAATCAAATTCTACACTTTCTACTTCATTTTTCGTAGCTTCCCAGAAGTCATCATCGGAAGTTTCAATATCAAAGGTTTTAGTAGAGTAATTATTTTTCTTTATAGCACTCTGTAAACTAGTTTCATTAATGTTTACAATATAGAATCGTGCATTAGTACTTAATGCACTAAATTTAGTAGAATTATCGCAAAATCTTTTTACCAAATAATGCTTATAAATCTCGATATTTTGAAAGTCAAATATTTCAAGAATATTCAATAAGCATTCAGTCGTGCCTTTGTTTGAAATAAGTTTATTAATATTAATAAATAATAATTTTTTAAATCTTAAAGGAAGATCTTTAAAATATGGTATTCCCATAGAATACATAAAATTATCTATAGCATAACTATCTAAAATTTTTACATCAAAAGGAGTTTTAAATTTTTGATTTAAAAGGCTTATAACGCATCCCAATACAACAACGGATTGGAACATATTACGATAATTAGGTTCTTTATCCATACCTTTTACATAAATAGTTGAATAAAGATATTTAAGATTTTTTGCATAATTTTCCGCATAATACGCTACTACTGAATTACTATCAAATTTAGGTGAAAATATTAATTCAAAATCTTCAGCTAAGCGAGCGGTGCTTAAAGATATATTATACGTTACTTTTAAATTTATGTAATATGGATTTAATTCATATATTGGATTTAAATAGGCAGCATCTAATATATTACCATTTGTATCTATATAATTATTGATATTTTCATATTCATTAATAAATTCTATTCTAGCATCATCGGTATTAAAATAATTACTATCCGCATTTAAAAAGGCAGTAGTGAATATATTACCATTTGTCTGACTTTCAACCGTTTCAGCATTTACAGCTAATTCTGTATTTTTAAAAATACAGAATTTACTGTGTTTGAATATTAAATCTAATTCAGTTACCGTCGAAGTCTGAAGAGAGTTCATTTTACATTATCCATTATTATATATTGAGATATTGTCGTATAACATAATTTATTATTATTATATAAATAATTTATATAAATTAATAAATTCTTAATATCTATATTAGAATCTTTAGTTATATTGAAATATAGTTTAGGTGTAATAGGTTCTTTACAATAATCTAAAATATATAAATTATCTACTTTTTCTATCTGTATAGGTACTATTCGTTTATTACCGTGAAATAAATTACATCCGGAAATAAAAATACTACTAAGTAAAATAAGTTTATTTATCATTTTCGTCATTTCCTATAGATTCTAATATAGCTAATTCATTAGCGTTAAGTCTGTATGAATTACTTGGAAGATTATCTACAGATTTTCTTAAAGCGGTTTCTTTATTAATATTTTTAACTGTTTCTTTATTAAGAGTATTCATAAGAATATTTTTGTTAGCTAGTGCATTGGCTTTTATCTTAAGTGTATTATCATTAGCAGTGTTTACAGCAGCATCTGCAGTATTACGGATAGTAATAATCTTATTATTAAGTAGTGTATTTTTATAGTTCAAATAACCTACATACAAAAAAATAATAACTATAGCGCCTATACATAGAGCTATTTTATTTACAAATAGTTTTTGCAATATCATTATTGGCATAATATTTCTCTCTGTATTATCTATAATTCTTGTTTTGTCAATTTTTAATTGAAGATTTATACTTTTAACAATTTTATAGACTAAAATGGTAGTATTTATATGCAAACATTTATATTTCCCCTTGATGGAAAAAAATTTACTGAAAAGAATTTGATGTATGAATATATAGAAAATACTTATGGTTATATGTTATCAGATGAAATGTCAGCTAAACGACTTTATTTTAACCTTAAGAATAAAAAAAATGTCGGTAAATGCGTAATATCTGGTAAAAATACTAAATTTAATGAAACTACGGAAAAGTATGAACGTTTTCATAGTGACGTTGAAAAAGAATTATACCGTAAGCAATTTATTGATCGTATGAAAAATAAATATGGTACTGCACATCTATTGAACTCGCCTGAACAGCAAAGTTTAATGTTGAAAAATCGCAGTATATCTAAAAATTATATTTGGAAAAATAAAAAAGTAACGGTAGTTACTTCGCAATATGAATATGATTTTCTAGAATATTTAGAAAGCACTTTTAATTTTCAAGAATCTTCTTTAGCACCTCCACCTACTTTTTACTACAAAGATAAGGATGTAGATAGATTTTATTTACCAGATTTCTATATACCTACTTTAAATTTAATTATAGAGATTAAAGGTACTAATAATCATTATCAGAAAAGAGATTCTTATAAAGAAAAATTAAAAGAAGCCGCTGTACTTAAGGGTAAATTTAATTTTATTCAGATAAATGATAAAGAGTATTCTAAATTCAATTTATTTTTTACAAAACACGTTAAAAAAGCCTAAAGGTAATAACAGGAAAATGAAAAAAATATTAACGATAAATGAAATTCTTGAACTAACTAATTCTAAAAAAATTTTTTTAGGATATAATAATGTAATATTTAAAAATAAAATAGACCCTAGTGAAATATTAAGTCTAGATTATATTTTATTAAATGAATTTTTTAATAATGCGTTAGAGCCTACTAATCGTAATGGGTTAAATACAACTACTTTACAATTACATATTATTACTTCATTATTTTTATATTCATTTACTAGATTTATTATATGGAATTATATAATAAATTTTCTTAATAAACGTTTATTAAGAAAAAAATTAACTATTGTACCGAATACTATTACACCTGTAATTATTAGAGAAAGCTTAACCAGTGAGTATACAAATTTATATATGGAAATTGAATTTGCTAAAAATTTTAGGAATAAAGGGTTAGTAATCATTAATAATGAAATCAAAATTAATGATGAAAGTAAACAAATGACGGTATTAATCTTTAATACTACAAAGAATCCTATAGTAGTGAATAATGCAGAAAACTTATTCTCTACCCGTTTATTTTGGAAATAAAATTATGCCAGCTTTTCTTCAACCCTTAAATGAAGAATTTTCATTAGAAAGTTTTCAAACTTGGGCCAAACGTAAATTTAGCGGATATGCCTCTAGTGAAGTAGATTATATTGCTCGTAAAGTAAATGATATTCAAACACAAAGCGATAAACACGATATTTTAGCTAGATTGGAAACAGCAATTAAAGAAGCTAGAGAAAAATTATCTAAAACTACCGATACTAATGAACGTACTTTAATTGGCGATCATATTATTGTATTAAATCGTTTAAAAAGCGCCGCTGAAGCC